AGTTCTTCCCCAGTGAAACTATGCCAGCAATAGAGCGTATGATGGAAACCCATGAGGGTGTTATAGCTATGGAAGCAATACAAGAAGCTATGAAGGATGGTACGTTTGTGGGTGAAGCAACCCCTGCTGCTGGTATTACAGAAGATAGCTTAAAGGAAATGATGCAAGATCCTCGCTATTGGAGTAAGAATGACCCTGCATTTGTTCGGCAAGTAGAGGCTGGCTTTAAGAAACTCTATGGAAGCTAAGATAATAAAGCGTGGTAATTTCTACTTAACACCTTTTACAAAAGATCATATTGAAGAAGTTATTACTAACTTAGCACCAGAAAATGTCAGGGAGATAAATCTCCTTGGCTACCACAATGTAAGAGAATGCATTGAGGAGATGATGAAATACTCTGATTGTTACTTAGTACGCAAAGAAGGTGAGGTATTTACTGCTATATCTGGCCTTTGGTACGAAGATGGTAGAGAAACACCGCAGTTTTTTGCAATGTTTTCTAAGAATATTAAGAAAAACTTTACATCTATAGCGCGTGGATCGCGTATGCTAGTAACATTTTTTGATAGAACACAGGACGAAATGTCTATGCGTATATTGAGCGATCACCAGTTTATGTTAGATTGGGCAGCATGGTTAGGCTTTGAGGCAATAGGTATAACTCAGTTTAATTCTAACCACTATGTTGATTTTGTGCGTTGCATTTCCCCACAAAAAAGTGCTTATAGTGAAACATCACGGCCCGTGATGCACTGAAAGGCCCATTTGGATACCCTTGTCGATGTGAAGGAACGGATACCCGAGTAACCGAAACTTTATATTTAGGAAAAGAAAATGGCTAATACTATCGACCAAGCTTTTATTAAGCAGTTCGAAACTGAAGTTCACATGGCTTATCAACGCATGGGTTCTAAGCTTCGCAACACAGTACGTTCAACAAATGTATCTGCATCAGTAGCAAGATTCCAAAAAATCGGAACAGGCACAGCGTCAACCAAAGCGCGTAACGGAGATGTTACAGCAATGGAACTAGCGCACACTAACGTAGAAGTCACAATGGCTGACTACTACGCAGCGGAATACATTGATAAGTTGGACGAATTAAAGATCAACATCAATGAGCGTCAAGTTGTAGCTCAATCTGCTGCTGCTGCATTAGGCCGCAAAACAGATGAGTTAATTACAGCAGCTATGGATGCTGGTGCAAACTCAACGCAAATCGCTGACACAGCTGGCGCACTAGTAAAAGGTGACTTGCTAACATTGTTTGAAACAATGGGTACAGCAGACATTCCAGAAGACGGACAGCGTTATATTGCTATGTCTCCAGCTGGATATACAGACTTGTTTAACATTAACGAGTTTGCATCAAGTGACTATGTTGGGCCACAAAGCCTACCATTTGCTGGTGGTATGACAATGAAAGAGTTCTTAGGATTTAAGATCTTCTCAACGTCTGCTGTTGCTGGTGGTAAAAACTTTGCATACCATACATCATCAGTTGGTATCGGTATTAACTCTGATGTTCAAACAGAGCTTAACTATGTACCACAGAAGGTTGCACACCTAGCTACATCAATGATGTCAATGGGTTCAGTAGTAATCGACAACAATGGTGTTTACGAAGTTCTTGACAACAACTAATATTTTAGGGGGCTTCGGCCCCCTTTAACCCCAATATATAGGTTGAAGAAATGCCAGCAAATACACCAATAAAAGTATGTTCACGCGCTTCCGTCCTTATGGGCGGTTCTCCTATTTCATCATTTGATGAAGGTACAGCCGAGGCTGATGTAGTTGACGCAATGTACGAAGACATAGCAAGAGCCGCGTTGACAAGTACACGCTGGCGTTTTGCTACAAACCAACAAGTATTAAACAGATTAGCAGCTGCGCCTACTAGCAGATATGACGCTGCATACCAAATGCCATCAGATCTTCTTATGCTTAGTGCTGTTACAGTTAACGATGACCCAATAATATATGACACATATGGCGATAAAGTATATTGCGATACAACGACAGAAGAGGTTGTTGTTGCAGATTATATATACAGAGCCAGCGAATCTTCTTGGCCTTCCTACTTTACACTAGCTGTAGAGTTCCAAGTAGCCGCAATGCTATCAATATCTATTGCTAGAGACGCTTCTTTAGCACAAATGATGGATCAGCAAGGTGAGCGACAAATGATAAAAGCCAGACGACTTGACTCGCAACAACAAACAACACGCAAGTTAATGACATCAAGGTTTATAGCACAAAGGCGTAGCTAATGCAGAAAGTAAGAATACCACAGAATAGCTTTCAGTACGGCGAAATAAGTGACAACACTGTAATGAGGACTGATAGTCCTATCTATGCTGCCTCTGCGCAAAGCTTAGAAAACATGATTGTATTGCCAGAAGGTGCTGTAAAGAAACGTCATGGTGCTAAGTTTCATTATAAAAATACACAAACAAACAAAGAACTGCATTTAGCTCCATTTATATTTGACGATAATGAAGAGTATATAATTGGTATTGGTGAAGCATACATACTATGCTGGAGAATTACTGCTAATAATGTTGTAACTTTAGTATCTACAATTACACAAGATACACAAAGCAATGTGCTGCCGTTTGATAAGGACTACTTGCATCAATACAGCACTGCTCAATATGGTGATGTAATGTTTATATGTCATCCATTGTTTGCGCCACGTATGCTTACACGTACATCACTTACATCGTTTGAGCTTAGTGTATTTAGCTTTGATACAAGCTATGATAATAAAGACACGTATCAACCATACAGCGTTTTTCATCCTACGAATGTAACTTTTACTGCAAATTCACCTACTATAGGCTCTAACAAAACTTTAACTACAAGTTCAGCGTATTGGGATACAACAGGTAAACATGTTGGTGTTGTTGTTAGATATGGAAAAAGTGAAATTAGAATAGATTCTGTAACTTCTAGTACAGTTGCGGTTGGTACTATTATAAAAGAGTTATCAACAAGATTAACTGTGTCAAACCCTATACGTACAAGAGATGGTAGCAGTACGATTGAAATTACACATATATCACATGGCTTAATAGCAGGTCAGGCAATAAGTATATCTGATGCAGTAGCTGTTGGTGGAATAAACGCTAGCAGTATAAATACAACTAGCGCAGATAAAATTATACAAGATGTATTAGATGAAAATACATATACAGTTATTGCAGGAAGCAATGCAAACGCATCAGAAGATGGTGGTGGTTTTGTAAAGATTACAGCAAATGGGCCAACAGTTATTTGGGATGAACAAGCTTTTTCTGCAGTACGTGGGTATCCAGCAGCCGTTACATTCCATGAAAATAGATTATGTTTTGGTGGCACAATAGCTGAACCAGATACAATTTGGATGTCTCAGCTTGGTGAATTTTTTAACTATGATGTTGGTGAAGGTGACGATACAGACTCAATAAACTTAGTAGCTGCTACTGGTGATGTTAATGAAATAAGATATATGAGGTCAAATCGTGACCTACAGATCTTTACACTATCAGATGAGTTGTATGTACCAACATACCTTAACCAAGCTATTACACCTACAAATGCACAAATAAGAAAACAAACGCCATTTGGTACTGAGTTTGTATTACCTACCTCTATTGATGGTGCTACTATATTTGTTGAGCGTGGCGGTAGAGCAGTGCGTGAATACATATACTCTGATGCAGAGGATGCTTACATATCTACAGGTGTATCTACAGTTGCAAGTCATACAATAGTTAACCCAGTTGATATAGCAGTAGTGCATTCTGGATTTAAAACCCAAGAATCTTATGCTGCTTTAGTTATGGGCAATGGTGATATGGCATTGTTTAGCTCTAACAGGGCAGAAAAACGTGCAGCTTGGACAAAAGTAACAACACAAGGCAACTTCTTAGCTACTGTGTCTGTAGGTGATAGGTTGTTTTATTATGCAAAAGATATAAATAATAACTATGTATTGTCAGAATTTGTAGATGATATAGGTTTAGATAATTACTTATACGTTGCTTATGGCAATGGAACAGTAAGCGTAAGCAGTTTATATTCTAGCGGTACAGTAGATGTAATTGGTTATGATGGCACTGATAAGATTTACTTAGGTGAGTTTACTGTAAGTAGTGGTAATATTACTATGACAGCACATAGTAATTATACACATTTCTATGTAGGTAAAAAATTTACATCTAAAGTAATTACCAATCCAGTAGACACTGTAGCAGCCAATGGGCCAGTAACAGGTGATGTACGCGGCATAAGTACAGTTGTGCTTAATCTTAAAGATTCTACATCTATTAAAGTAAATAACAGAACTATTAATAATATTACTGGATTTACAGGTAACAAAGAGGTTAGGCTTTTAGGATATAGTAGAAACCCTCAAGTTACTATCGAACAAGATGATCCCATGCCATTGCAAGTTAATGGTTTAATATCGGAGTTGATTACATAATGGCTATTTTTCAATTACTTGGTGCTGGAATATCAGCGTATGCTTCAATACAAGCAGGTAAAGCTAAAGAAGATGCAGCTAGAATGGATGCATTTAACACTGAGACTGAACGTGAACAGGGTGAAGTCTTAGCATTGCAGCAAGCAGCACAACGTAGATATGAATTTGATCAAGCAACACAAGCTAACATAGCTATGTTTTATGCATCTGGCAGGGATGTAGGTTCAGACAGATCTGTTGAATCATTTTTAGCCAAACAAAAAGAAATTGCTAATACTGATCTTAGTAGGCTTGCAGAGCAAAGGCGTATGGAGGCTAGTGCTAGGACTAGAGAGGCTATGGCGTTACGAAGAGGCGGTAGAAATGCTAAACGCGCTTCTTTGCTTCAAGCTGCTGGCACTATGGCGCAAGGCATATCTGACTATCAAAAAACTGCTGCAACAGGAGGTCAGTAAATGGCTGTAATTAGACAACAAACGCAAGTTTTTAATAAGCCAGTTGGTGTTCGTAGAATAAATACAGGTGAGGCCGAGTTGTGGGAAACAATTAAAGCTGAAGCTGACGAGTTTAGCCGAAGGGCTTACATTAATGCAGCTGAAAAAGCTAAGAAAACTGGAGCGCAAACTGCGCTTGATGTAGAAACTATGGGCATTACTACCATAGATCCTTCTACTGGTAAGCCAATGGCTTTTGAAGCGCCAGAAGGTTATGGTAAATTTGCACAAGAAGCTTACCAAAATGTTATTACTCAAAGGTATGAGTCTTCTATTTCAGAAGAAATGCAAGCTAGAGCTAGAGATTTATCTGTTAATTATGAGTATGACCCAGAAGGTTACGCTCAAGCTATGTCTAAATATATAGCTGATATGTCTGAAAATGCTGAAGGCATGTATAAAAACATTATTATTGATGAAGGCAAAAAGCGTTTAGGTGCAGAAAAACATACTATAGAAGTTAGAACTCGCGCAAGATATAGACAAGAAGCTGGTAATTCAATTGTTGAAGCTGCAATTGCATCTAGTGAAAATGCGTATGATGCGGCTAGTGCTGGTAATTTTGAACTAGCATTTGCTGAACTTGAAAAAACTGAAACCAATGCAACTAATGGAGAATTATCTAAATTATTAAACGTTGGTGCAAAAGCTAATTTAAGTAATCCTGTATCTATTAGTATAGGAAAAGGTGGCATTCAGCATATTATGAATCAAACAGGTAATTCTGCTGAAAGAAATCGTATTGAATTATACCTTAGAACTAATGGTGAATCTAAGTCTGGTATTAATACGAAATTATTGCCAGCACTTGAGCAAATACTTAAAGTATCAAATCCAGAAACTTTGCCAAAAATATTAACTTATGCTGCTGCTGTTGCTCAGGATTACAATCAAGTAGATGCTGACACAGCTTACGCAAAAAAATTAGAAGACGATGCATTGGCATTAGAAGCTTCTGCTAATGCTGAACAAGATGCTATAGCAAATGATCTTGGATATTCTGATAGAATAGAAGTGTTATCTGATGGTGCTTTAAAAGCTATTAACCAAATATTTGATGAAAGTATTTCTTTAAGTACAGCTGCAGGTAGTATTTCTTTTATAGCAAAACAAACAGAAGAATATATAACTCAAGCTAGAAATAGAGCCATTATGGATGGCACTTATACATCAGATGAAGCTTTAGGTTTTGAAAAAGATCTTAGGCAAGGTATATTAACTCAAATTGTTACAAGATTAGTTGTTGAAGGAAATGGTGAATCATTAGAACCTGCATTAGCTGGAGCTAAAACTGCTTATGATAGATTAAATGATAAACAAAAGTTTCTTGTTCAACAACTCAGAGCAAATAAAAACTTATATAAATCAAGTGAAGATGGCGCATTAATTAGTCAAATTGTTAATAGGTCAAAAGATAGTATTGCTGAAGATATTAAAAAGCAAAAATTATTATATAATATTGCTGTAAATACAGATGCTAAAGTAAATGCTTATAAAGATATTCCACCAACAAATGAAGAATTAACAAAAGATTTAAACCTTTTGCAAGATGCAATTAATAAAGGTGTATCTTCTGAAAAAATTATAGTTAGTCAAAATCGTTTGTATCATGGGGCTGCAACTGGAATGATTAGTCAATTTAGTGTTGAAGCAAGTAGCATGGAAGTAAATGATTTAGAAATGTTTATACTAACTAAAGGTGAAGATGTTGGTAATTTAAGCGATAATCAAATTGAAATAGCTGGAACAATATCTTCATACTTAAAAAGTGATAAAGCAAGAAGTGACGCTGTAGTACATGCTGGTAAATTAAAAACTAAAATTATTACTAGAGAAACCGCAGAAGCAAAAGAAAATGCTAAAGTAATTAAAAGAAATAAAGTGTTAAGCGGTGGTGGTTCACCTAACGAAAAATCAGATAGAGTAACTATGGATGGCATTATAGCTGATGCAGGGCTAGCTGATTTACAAAACTTTGATACTTGGAGTGATAGCAAAAAAAAACTTGCAATGGGTTACTTAACTAACATACCACCACAAAGTTTAATTAATGCATGGGATAAAATAAGCAGCGGCGTTCCTGTAGATAATATGGATTCTTTTGTAAAACATTTTATGCGACTAGATAATTTGCAAACACCTGATGGTTTAATAAGTCGTTTAGGCAATTCAGTGCCATTAGCTACTAAAGAATTTATACGTGATGTTTATTCTATAGCTACAGTTGAAGGTGGAAATTATGATGAAATAGCTATTAATTTATATCGTAGAACAAAAGGTGCAGGCGTTAAAGAATCTAATATTGCAATAACAACGGCTCTTGGAAAGCAGTCAATTGAAGAGTTTACATCAGAAATAGTAGACAAAGATTTAATATTAATTGAAGAATTTATGCCAAGCGTTGAGTATTTATTAAGAATGGGAAATACAAAAGAACAAGTAAGAGAAAGATTATCTAATACATTTGATAAAGAATACCCAGAAGTTGAATTTATTGCAGATCCATTAATGCCTTTAGGTAATTTAAAAAGATCTAGGTATGCTTTATCAAACTCTTTTCCTAATGAAGAAGTGCGTAATGAGTTTATATCTATAGTTCAAACAGAACTGCCCGATAATTATTCTTTGTATAAAGAAGACGGAAAGCAGCAAATATATTTAGTTCCAGACAAAACATCAAGTACGCCAGCATATATTGCGTATTATGTTGATAAACAAAATGAACTTAAACCTTTGCTTGTTGGTAAAGAAGGCCAAGAAATTGTTCCAATGTGGAAAGAAAAAGAAATTGCAGAGTTTAGAGCTAAAATATTTGCACAACAAAAACAAAACTCTGAAGAAAATGCTGACAAAAAAGCACAAGACCAATTAAAAATAGAAAATGCTAAAAAATATAGAAGTGGTTCTGCTGCTCTTGGTGAATTCTTTGGAGGTTTATTTTAATGGATAATGCTCTTGATTTAATAAGTGACGTTGAACCAAAAGAACGAGATATATTTCAAGAAGCACCTACGTTTGGCGAAACTATTGAAGCATCTATTAAATATAAATATAGACCATTAGGCAATTTTATTAGAGAAACTATGGATTATGGGTGGGATGCAAACACCTATGAAAATGGTTATGTAGCGCGTGATAATATACCAGAAGATTTATTAGGATATGCTAGTACGTTAGTAAGAGCGCGCAACAAAGGTCATATGACTTTTTTAGTTAACAATATAAGAGATGCATTAAAAACTAACGACACATTATCTCGTTCTGGTTTTGGCGTGCAATTTGCAGCTGAACTGTTTGACCCAGTTAACTACGTTTCTTTGCCTTTAAGGGGGGCAAAGACAATAGGGCAAGCATTTTATAGAGGTGGAGTAGCTACTGGAGCCGTTGCATTAGGCCAAGAAGCAATTAGATACCCATTAGATCCAACAGCTAATAAAGAAGAAGCAGCATTAAACATTGGGTCTTCTTTTTTCTTAGGTGGTATAATAAATACAGCTACTAGCATTAGAGGGATTAATAGAGCTAAAGCGCAAAAACGTGGCGATGCAGATATAGAAGAAATGAAAGTTGCTACTGAAGTAGAAAAAGATGTAGAAATTGACCCTAACATTGCACCTAGTATATTTACAGATTCATGGGCATATAAAGTAGCTACAACTCCTTTAAAACGTACAGTAACAGATATTGAAGTTCCTAATACTGTAAAAATGCGTACTTTAAAAATTGTAAATGATTCTGGTATTTTATTAGCAGCAAATAAAGATAATAAAAAAATAGGTAACTCTGTATTTCAAAATGCAAAATTGCATGAGGGTACATGGGTTCGCACAAATGATGATTTGTTAAAAATATGGGGCGAAAGCACAGGAAAAGGTGTATTAAATCCATTAGATCAAATGATGCCATCGCAAAGAAAGTCTTATGAGCAATGGATAAAAGATGTAGATCGTAAATCTATGCGCGGTGAGCAACCAGTAAATGACTTTGAAGCACAAGCTATGGAGAAATTGAATAAGTTTTATGGTGATTGGCAAGTTAATTTAAAAGATAGAGGCTTAATAGGCAGCAGCGGTCATTACAAAAAAATAATTGCAAACCGCGAATCTCAAATGAAAATATTGGAAAAACGTTTAAAGTCAGCAAAAGATGTAAGGTATCAAGTTAATTTAAGAAATCAATTAAGTAGATACAAAGCTGAAATTGAAGAAGCTAAATTAAACTTAGATGATCTTTCTAATATGGGTGATATTGTTCCACCAAATGAAGAAATTTTTAGACCTAGATATTGGGACTATAGTGCTATTAGAAATAATCGAGCAGAATTTGAAGAAATATTAACTGCTTATTTTGCAAAAAACCCAAACATTGTTACTCGTGGTGCAAACGGAAAGTATTCTAAAGTTGAGCTTTCATCAGACCCAGCAGCAATTAAAGGTAGGGTTAATGAAATGATTGATGGGATGTTAAATGATACAGACCCACTTGACCCTGATAAAATGTATTATGGCATGGGGCAATCTAAGCATTTTAAACATAGAACTGTAGATATACCTAATAAACTTGTGTTAGATTTTATAGAAACAAACCCAGCTAAAGTTATGAGAGCGTATACAATGCGTACTGCAGCGCGTTATGAGTTTGATAAAATGTTTGATGGAAAATCTATTGATGATTTATTAGATGATACATTTAATGAAATGATGGATGAAGGTGTAAACATTAATAAAATACGCCAAGTGCAAAAAGATATGCGTCATTTGTATGATCGTGTAGCTGGTAGTGTTTTAAAAACTCCAGATGCGTTTAGTCAAAAAAGTGCTAGAATTATTAGAAACTTAGCGCAGTTAAATTATCTTGGTTCTGCTGGCTTAGCAACGATAACTGAGCCAGCTAAGATTATTATGGAACATGGTTTAGCCCCTACTATGCGTGGCTTATTAAGCGTATTAGATGATGGTCAATTAAAACTTGGCGCTAAAGAGGTGCGAATAAGCGGTGAAGCATTAGAAACTGTTAATAATAGCGCACATATGAGAATTGTAGAAGATTTAAATAACAATCCATTACAAGCAGATCTTTGGGATAAAGCTAATAATGCTTTCTTTTTATTAAATGGTCTTACAGCAATTACTAGAGTGCTAAAAGATTTTGATGGTATGATGCGCAGCCATACATTAATTGATTATTCTGTGCGTTGGACACAAGGTAAAGCAACTAAGATGGAGCAAGAGTATCTATTAAGATATAATATTGATTTATCTGATGCTCAAAGAATTGCTAACTCACCTTGGCAAAAATCTAAGTCTGGTTTGTATATGGCAAATACTGATGCTTGGACTAATACTATTGAGTTTCCAGCAACAAAAGCAGATATAATTAGTGGGCCAACAAATGCTTATGCTAAAGATGGTCGATACAGACCAGCATTTTATACAGAAAAAAGTGGCAAAGGCGTTATACATATTGATGAAGAGTACATTGAAGATGTTATGTTTGCTGAACGTGGTTGGGAAAATCCAAGAGTAGAAGGCGTTAAGCCTATACCTAGTGGAATTATAAATACTCCCCAGGATTATGTTACATTTATTAAGATGCACGAAATTATGCACTCTAATAATTCTGCTAAATCTTTAGGGTTTGATAAAAGAACAAAGGCTGGTTTAGCTAATTATGAAAATGCAATTAATGATATGGCTATTAAAGAAATAACCGAGCAAGCAAGAGTAGATCCTGAGACTGTAAAAACATTTAGAAGCGCTTTAAGTTCTGGTGTAATGAATACAATTCTTATGGGTACACCAGCAGATAAACCAATTATTACTGATGGTATTGTTTATATTCCTATGCGTGTAGCTAGTAAGTTTGGCATGAAAGAAGATGCTGCATATAAAGGCTATGCTAGAATTGAAAATGGATTGCTTGGTTTGCCGTTTCAGTTTTATAGCTATGCGCTAGCATCAGTAAATAAAACTGTTGGTGCATATGCTCACGGACAATTAAAAAGCCAATACACTGGTACTGCTATAGCATTAGGTTTAGGTTATATGGCATTGCAAATGAAAACGCCTGATTGGGTAGAAATGTCTTATCAAGATAAATTTGCTAGATCACTAGATTACTCAGGTGTTATGCCGTTGTATTCAGATATGTTTTATACAGGCATGGCTACAACGTTAGCACTTGGTGGCCCAAACATAACTGGTGGAGCATTGCAGCCTAAGTTTCCACAAGAGCCAAGTAAAGTAGAAGCAGCAACTGGCGTACTTGGTGCTGGTGCAAGCATTACATCTGATTTAATTAGCGGTATGTATGAAATGATTACAGGTGATATAGGCGAAGGATCTAAAGATATTATAAGAAATTTACCATTTATGAGGCTTTGGTTTTTAAAAGGTAAAGTTAATGAGTTTACTAACATGCTTGAAGACGAGCTTGATGATGGCCCTAGAGGTTTTAGTAGGTACTAAATTGTGCAAATATTTTGTGCGTTGCGCTTCTATGCAATCAATGGAAAAAAGAACGCAGAGGTGACACATGACAATAAATATAGCTAACAATAATCCGCGAATAAACTACACAGCAACAGCTAATCAGACTGTGTTTACAGTTCCGTTTGAGTTCTTTGATAACACAGACATAAAAGTTTACATCGAGGGTACACTAAAGACAATTACCACGCATTATACAGTTTCTGGTGGGAATGGCTCTACAGGCTCTGTAACTCTAACTGCTGGTGCTACGTTAAATGATGAGGTAACGCTTGTCAGGGACGTTCCTATGGAGCGTACAACCGATTTAACGTCTAGTTATAACGCCGCGTCTTTAGATGCGCAGCTAGATCGCATTGTTGCAGAGATTGCAGACCTTGATGATCGAGTGTCACGCACAATACAAATTAATGACTATGAGTTGGCAAGTGGTTTACTCCTCCCTGCACTTGACAGCCGCAAAGGTAAGACCATCCAATTTAACACCAGTTCTGGTGCTTTAGAGGTTGGCCCTACTGGCGCGGATTTAACAGCAATCGGTTCAGTTACATCTGAGATTGCTACACTAGCTGGTATCAGCAGTAATATTACTACTGTTGCTGGCTCTAATGCACAGGTTGTTGCTGTTGGTAATGCTATGACTAGCATAACTGCAATCAATTCTGCGCTTACTAATATAAATACTGTAGCTGGTGGTATAGCTAACATTAATTTAGTTGGTGGATCTATTGCTGACGTCAATGATGTAGCTGATTCTCTTGGTGAAATCTCTGCGGTACAAGCAAAGTTAACAAACATAGATACAGTAGCTATTGCATCTACAAATATAGGTACAGTAGCTGGATCTATATCGCAGGTTAATAGTGTAGCTTCTAAGATTTCTGACGTTACTGGTGTAAACAATAATATATCAGCGATAACTACAGCCAATGCTAATTCTACTAACATTAATTTAGTTGCTAATAACATAGATGACGTTAATGACGTTGGTACAGTTATAACTAAAGTAACTACTGTTGCAGATAACATTGCTAGCGTTAATACTGTTGCGCCAAAAGTAACAGAAATATCTACTGTTTCTGCAAATATTGGCAATATAAATACTGTAGCAACTAATATGTCTAGCATTACAGCGGCTAGTTCATCGGCTGCAGATGCATTAGCAAGTAAAAATGCAGCAGCTACAAGTGCAACTAATGCAGCTAACTCTGCAACTGCAAGTGCTAGCTCTGCTACAGCAGCTGCAGCAAGTGCTTCTTCAATAACAGGCGCAGAAACAAATGCAGCTAATTCTGCAACAGCCGCAGCTACTTCTGCAACAGCAGCGCAAACAGCTAAGACTGCTGCTGAAACTGCATTAGATGAATTTACTGATATTTATTTAGGTAGCAAATCTGTTGCACCAACTGTTGATAATGATGGCAATGCTTTAGCAACAGGTAGTATTTATTGGAACTCAGGAGTAGATCAGCTTTATATTTGGGATGGTTCTGCATGGGATGATGCAGCATTTACTGCATCTGGTGCTGTTACATCGTTTAATACTAGAACTGGTGCTGTTACACTAAGCTCTGCTGATGTTACTAATGCAGCTGGATTGCTTACAACTGGCGGTACAATGACAGGCGACTTGTCATTCGGTGACAACGACAAAGCCATATTCGGTGCTGGGTCTGATGCGTCATTACATTCTGATGGCACAAGTGGGTATGCTAGAGGTTTTGTTTTACAAAATACATCGGGAAATAAAGATGTTTTAACTTTTGTTGATGGTGGAGCTACTTCTCTTTACCACAACAATGCATCTAAACTAACCACAACATCAACAGGTATTGACGTAACAGGCACAGCCTTAAACCTTAATGGAGATGGTTCAAACCCTTTATTAACCCTTAAAAATTCTGCAACATATTATTCTACTGTTTCCCACGACACTATTAATGTTCAAAACAACAGCTTAAAGTTAAGCACAAACGGCTCAGAACGTATGCGAATAGACTCGTCAGGCAACTTGTTGGTGGGTAGAACTACTACTCCGTCTGCTACTGATGCAAAGATTGCTATAGGAGGTACAGGTAATACTGCTGTTCAGCTAACAAAAAATGGAGTTATTGCTGGCAGGGTTATGGCGGTAACAACAGGACTAGCTTTTGGGGTAGATGGAGCAGACGGCGTTACAGAACGTATGCGTATCGACTCATCAGGCAACGTGTTGGTGGGTACTACTACTTTACAAGGCGATGGTGGTGTTAGTTTATCTGGTGATGGCTATATTTGGTCTTCAAGAGTAGGTGGAGCTAGTATCTACGCAAACAGAACAACCACGGATGGTTCAGTTATTGAAATCCGCAAAGACGGCACAACTGTAGGTAGTATTGGGGCTAATGGTGGTGACTTATATATTGAGAATGGTATCACAGGTATTAGTTTTAATAATGCTTACAACGCAATTATCCCTACTACAACGGGAGGCGTAGTGGATGACGCAAATCAAGATATAGGCATCAGTAGTCATCGTTGGAGAAACCTCTACCTATCAGGCGCCGTGTCTACAGACGGAATATACAACAGTGGTATATACAACCAAACTGGCGATGCTCAATTCTGGGTTACTAACGTAGGTGAAGCAGTTCGTATTCAGCAGAACACAGGCAATGTTGGTATTGGAACGAGTTCGCCGACTGCAAAATTGCAAGTTGTAGGAACTTTCGCAGTTAGGTCTTCATCTAGTCAGTATTTTAATGATAGTAGCAATGCCAATAATTTAACAATGACTGATTCAAAGGCACACTTTAATTTTGATGGTACAGATAAAGACTTTCAAGTTTCTTCTGATAACCTTAGTCACGCTTTATTTGTGCGAGGTTCTGACGGCAATGTTGGTATTGGGGAATCAAGTCCACAGGGTACGCTTCACGTTAAAACGTCTGATAGTGGTGCAACAGCGGTTGCTGGTGCTGATGATTTAATTATTG